AACTCGGGCATCCAAGAGAAACCCCTTCTGTCCAAGACGGAATCGTCCACGAAGACCTTCACGGGCGGCAACGAGAACATCAGCATCGGCGTCAAGTTTGACACCGGGGCCGGTGGCGTGAATGACGGCGTGACTGGCTTCAGTCACGAAGACACGGTTGCCTTCTACAATCCCGGCAACGGCCTCCGCGCCAACTACGTCATCCGCGAACACCACATCGGCATGACGCTCTCGGAGACGGAGTTGAAGCGTCACGGGATCAAGGTGACGGACAACAACTCGGCGCCGTCGCGTCCGAGTGATCGTGGGATGCACATTCTGGCGAACGTGCTGGACGAGGCGATGGCTGACTTCACCGAGCAGTATGCCGAAACCATGAACACCCTCATGTGGGGTGACGGCACGACTGACACCTCGGCGCTGCATGGCCTTCGCGCCTTCATTCTGGACATCCCCACTCTTGGGGCTGTTGGTGGCCTGTCCAGCGTGACTTATGCCAAGTGGCGCAACCGCGCTCGCACGGCGGCGTTCGCTGCGGACGGCTCTTTCGACGCCACCAACGGCGGCGGTGCCGTGACTTCCGCCGCCACCAACGGCGGTGTTCTGTGTCAGGTTCTTCAGAAGGAGTATCGCCAGCTTCGCCGTTACGGCGGGCGCCCCGATTGCTTCTATGCCGGGTCTGACTTCATCGACGCCCTCGAAACCGAGATGCGGGCAAACGGCTACTACAGCGACTCCGGCTTTACCGGCGGCGGCGATCTTGCCGTGGGTGAGTTGAAGTTCAAGGGCATGAGCGTGGTCTACGACCCCACTCTCGATGACCTTGGCCGCTCGAAGTATGCCTACATCTGGGACTCGCGCGACATCTACCTGATGCCGATGGAGGGTGACTGGCGCCGCCAGCGGACCCCCCAGCGGCCCTACAACAAGTTCGTGTTCCACCAGTCCCTTCTCTGCACGGGGCAGATGGTCGCCAAGCGCCGCAACTCGGCGCTGGTCATCGAAATCACTTGAGCAACTGATGGGGCCGGGGGTTATCTCCCGGCCCCATCCTTCAGTCAGGAACCAACATGAAGCATGACCTCATCCATTGTGTCGTCCGCATCGCTCAGGGCGACCGCGTTGACATCGCTGAAATCCCTCGGGCCGGGGCGGGCGCGCTGACGCCGATGGAAGCCGCCATCCTGATCGACCTTCACAGCGTCGGTGACGACCCGATGGACGCCGGGGGCTGCGCGGTTCGCGGCGCCTACAAGGCGGGTGAAGTCGAGCGGACCAAGCACGAAGAAATGGAGCGCCTGTCGGGCATCTATGGGCGTGAGCGAGTCCGTCGAGTCTTCCCCATGCAGGGCATGGCGCCCCTGACCATTGATGATCTGGACCTGCCGCGAGACAACCGGATCGACCCGCCCAAGCCCAAGAAGGTAGCGGAGGACACCGAGTCCAGGCCCAGTCTCGCAGACGAACGCAAGACGCTGACTGACAAGATCGAGGCGGCGGGCCTGAAGCTGCCTGACGGCAAGCTGACCATTGATGACTTGCGCGCGATGGCGAAAGAGGTGGCCTGATGCTTCGGAACGGCGTGACCCTGAACGTTCTGCGCCGAGAGGTTCAGATCGAAGCTGGCCTCAGCACAAACTCTGGTCATACCGTTCTGTCTCAGGAGCGCATCGACCAGATGCTTCGGCGCACCGAGCGCCTGATGGCCGATGAAGACGAGTGGCCGAACATGCACTACGAGGAAGAAGTCACGGTTAGCGCAAACACGCGCTTCGTGACCATGCCCACCAGCATGAACGCTTCCGGCGTGGACTCCGTGCATGTCCTCTATGGCGATGACTGGATTCCCGTGACGCGGGGCATCGGTGCCGTGGAGCGATCCGTCTACGACGAAGATCAGCGCGCCACGCCCATCAACCGGTGGGAGCTTCGTCCGCCCCAAGCCGCACAATCAGCAACGACGCTGACCACCAACACGCAGTTCGAGGTGTGGCCGGTCGGAGACGTGGGGCAGACGCTTCTGTTCCAAGGCGCCAAGGCGCTTGGCGTGTTCGTGGACGAGGGCGACGTGTGCAGTCTTGACGCGGACGTTATAGTCCTGCGGGTCGCGGCGGAAATCCTCGCGCGGGACAACAAGCAGGACGCAGAGTTCAAGATGAGCCTCGCGCGGAAGCGGACCACCGACCTTCTGAAGCGCCTCGGTGCCACGCAGAGCAAATCCATAAGTCAGGTGGCGCGGCCCAAGCGCCTGCCCCGCTCCGGTATCGACTACATTCCTTCCTGAAAGGCCGTGCCGTGCCGTTTCTGCTGATCGACAACTTCAGTGCCGGGCTTGATCTGAGGCGGTCGAAGGAAGCGGCCCCCATTGGCTCCATGAGGCGCCTTGAGAACGCCGTGGTGAACCAAGGCGGCGAAATCGAGAAGCGCCGCGCCTTTGTGTCGGACGATGTTCTTGATGCCTACGGCGACCGCTACGAGAGCCGCATCGTCGGCCCCTTCCCGGCCCCCGGATACTCCGACACCGTTGTCCTGAAGCACCGCAGAGACAGCCTAAGCCCTGAATCCGCCGACTGGACAAGCGGATCGGGCAGCATTGCCAAAAGATACGACATCCTGAAGGGCTACGAGAAAATCCGGGTCTGGCAAGTCAAGAACCCCGTCTCGCCGGACGACTTCGGGTCGCTCCTGCACCTTCAGTCTGTCGGCCTGTTCGGTGGCGAAGCGCACGTCATGGACTCGTGGGCTAGAGCGGGCGGATCGACTCTGGCTTATCGTGCGCGCCAGACGAAGCTGACCTTCACCGACGATCAGCCGACCGCCATCGCCAACGTCTCTGACACGGATGACTTCAGATACAACCTGACGCTCAGCGGGCGCGGGTATTTCGTGAAGAACACGACCCTGAAGCTCTCGGCCATCAACGATCCGGCTGACTTCGCGGGGACCGGCTCCGGTTCGGTTGACTTCGCGCGATCCGGCCAGCCCATCGGCGCGGCCACGGCCCTCGGTGATTACTTCGGCCAGCTTGCCATCGCCGGAAGCCTTGGCGTCCAGTTCTGGCAGGTCGATTCCGACCCGGCGCAGCTTCAGTATATCAGGACCGCATCAGCGCAGGTGTTCGCGCCCAGAACCTTCGTCCGCTATGGGGACGGAGACCTTCTGTTCCTGTCGGAAACCGGCGTTCGGTCCCTGCAAGCGCGCGACTCGTCCAACTTCGCCACGATCACTGACGTTGGCTCTCCGATTGACCTCCTGATCCGCGACGAGCTTGACTTCGCTGACGCCGACTCCGAGCCGATCTTCAGCGCGGAAAGCACCAGCTACTCGACCGCTCACTTCTTTGATCGCGCCGTGGGTGTCGTGCATCCGGCCACGGGTGATTACTGGATGTGCCTGAAAGACAAGGTTTATGTCCTCTCGCGTCACGTTGGCGCCAGAGTGCAGGCATGGTCCACGTTCACGCTTCCCGTTCCCGACCCGAGCGAGCTTTCCGAGCGGAGCGGAAGGATCAAGAGCCGCTGGATCGCTGACATCTGTGCCGTGGGCCAGACGCTTCTCATCAGGACGTTCGGAGACAAGTTCTACCTCTATGGAGGCGCCGTGGGCGACACCTACGACGACACCAGAGCGGTCGTGGAGACGCCCTTCTTTGACATGGGCGACCCGTCAACAGTCAAGTATTTCAACGGCTTGGAGCTTGTCTGTCAGGGTAGCTGGCTTGTCGAGGCTTCCATCGTGTCCCCCGATGACGGTGGCACGATCCCGTGGTTCGTGATCGCGGAAATCAACGGCAGAACCAGAGAGCCGGGCCGGATCGACCTGAACCTGTCAGGGCTTCAGATCGCGCTGCGCCTGACCAGCCTTGGGGACCAGCGAGCCAAGCTGAGCCAGATCGGCATGATTTACGACACGGGGGCACGAAAATGAGCGTTCTGGACGCACCGCTTGAGCCGGAAATCCGTTACATCCTTGAGAACGCGCGCCCCGAGTCCCGGCTTGAGATGGACGCGCTGAACCTCGACCCCAGCCGCCTTGCTGCGCACCTCGCAAAGGCGAAGGGCTTCAAGTATGTGGTCTACTACGACAAGCGCCCCGCCGCCTTCATAGGGGTCGTTCGCCAGCACCCCGGAGTCTACGCAGGGCTGGGCTTTGGAACCCCTGACTGGATCAATGTCTGGAAGGCCGTGACTTTGGTGGCGAGACGGCGTATCCTGAAGTCGGTCTCTGAGACGGGAGCGCATCGCATCCACTGTATCAGCTTCTCGGAAAGCCCTGACGTTGCTCGGTGGCTGAAGTTTCTGGGAGCAGCGCATATGGTTGACTTGCCTGCCTACGGAGCGCGCGGTGAAGACGCAAAAATGTTCACTTGGCTTCTGTGATTGACTGATGTGCATCGGCTCTGGACCTGAAATCGACACCACCTATCAGGACTACATGATAGGGGAGTCGGAGCGCGCCCGCGCGGACGAGACCGCCCGTCAGGAGCGCATCCGCAAAGGCATGAGCCAGATCGCCACGCTCTTTGAGGGCGGTTGGCTTGGGGGCGGCAGCGGCAAGGCTCCTGGCGTCGAACCCTACCTGACCCAGCGCCGCGCGGACCAAAAGGCGGTTATTCTTCCCCAGCTTGACGAACAGCGCGACGACGCCAAGGAGGGCTTGGCCTATGCCTTGCATCGCGCCGGAACGCTGGACTCCACGATGGCTGGTGAGCGTCAGGCCGATCTTGGGACGACCTTCGCTCGCGAAAAAGCGAACATCATGGATCGCATTGCCCAAGACATTGCAAGCCAGCGCACAAGCCTGAACCAAGCGCGGTCTTCTCTGGAATCCAGCCTCATGGCGACCGGCGATGCCAAGGCGACCACGAACGAGGCAACCCGAACGCTTGACGCCTTCCGGTCTCAGGTGCCCGATCTGAACCCCGCCGGAAACATCTTCGCTGGCATCGCAACCGGCATCGGTGCGGCCAAGCAGGGCGCCGAGGCCCGCCGCATTCGCGCCCTCGCCACCCCGCCGCCGATCAACGGCCCCGCAAGCAGGACGGTTTACTGATATGTGTGCCCCTTGGATGATCGGCGTTGGGCTGACTGCCGCAGGATCGGCCTACAACGCCAAGGTCCAGCAGAACTATATCAACAGCGTCAACCAGCAGCAGAAAGAGACGATGGACCGGCAGATCGCCGCGTCCACGGAGGAACGTCGCCGCCAGCAAAGGCTTGAGGCTGAACGGCTTGCCCTGCTCGACGCCGCTCAGGGTGACACGCGAGAGGCCATGTCCGTCGAGCGGGTTGCCGAGCGCGCGCCGGAGATGGGCTTCGAGGGAATC